TGACAGGCTCATCATTCGCAACCAAACTCGGCACCCTTTGTGGAATCAGCGGCGGGACGATTTCCACCGGAGGAGCAGGCGGCACCCACGGCAGCGGCAGCACCACAACCGGCGGGTTGATCTGGTTTTGGATCTGCGCGGTGACGTTCGCTTCGATGGCCGCTTGATCGACTCCGTTGGCGTAGCACCAGCTCAAGACCTGATCCTGCGTCAAATCAGGATACGGAGTGAACGAGCCAGTCGGAGCGGCGAATGAGCAGCTACCGTAGCAGGTGCCGCTGTAGGTGCCATCGGTGCCGTTGCAACGCCAGTCGGCGGTGATGACGACATCGGTGAGTGAGCCTTCGGTCGGCTTAACGAGAAGGCGTTCGATGATCCAGAGGATGGTGGTCATGGTAAATTAGGCTTCCAGAGCTTCAACACGGGCGGTGAGTTCTTTGATGGCTGCAACCAAGATCGGAACAACCTTCGACAGATCGACTCCCTGAGCTTTGATTGAACCATCTTCGTTCACTGCATCTTTTTCTCCGGTAACAGCAGAAGGGACAACCTCGGCTAGTTCGTGAGCCAAGAAGCCTTCACCGTCAGATCCGTTCGACTTCCATTTGTAGATCGAAGGCTTGAGCGCATTGACGCGAGCAAGACCTCCATTGAGCGGGGAAACCGATTCCTTTAGTCGGTAGTCAGAAGCAGAATTGTAAGTGGTTGCCGTTGATGTGATAGCAATCCAGCCAACAAGATTTCCGGCAGTTGTATGATTGAATGTGGCAGCATTTCCAGTGTCGCGTGATGCATCCAATCGACCAAGATACGCAACTCCACCGCCAGCTGTTGCGGCAGTGCTTGTCTTCCCCACCAAAAGATTCCCGCTCGCGTCGAGCGTCATCTTGGCCGTAGCGAAGTCGGTGATGGCAGCATTAGCAGCCCCAGCAGCAGCGGTGAACCACTGATGCGTTCCAGCGTTTTGAAGATAACCAGACGCACCGGCAGCAGCTATATATGTCCATCCGGAACTTCCGTAAAACGCATTTCCGTAAAAACCAGTTTCGTTTCCTGCTCCGTAAATTGATCCGTTTACAACCTGAACTGCTTTGATTGTCCACGCACTCGGCGTAACTCCGATGCCGACGTTGCCGGAGGAGTCCACCGTCAATCGAGCGGTATTGTTGGTTGCAATAACAACCGGATAAGCTCCAGTGCTTCCAATGCACAGCGAGTATGGAACACCATACAATCGACCACCGACAGAGTTATCAACTCCAACGAAGTAGTTGCCACCAGTGTTGACGAAATTGATAGCAACAGAATTGGTTCCTGCACTCGCTTCCAGCTTCAGTGCAGCGTTATCTGGATTTGCGGACACAAACAATCCCCTTCCAGCTACAGTCAATTTTTCGACTGGACTCGCCCCCACCCCAAGTCCGGTGGAGTTGAGGGTCATGGCGGTGCCAGCGACTCCGCCGACGTTGGACCATGTGGCTACGCCGTCAGAGGCGATGCGATAACGCTCGGTCAACGATCCGGCACCCGATCTAGTTAGGAAAGCAAGATTTCCGCTGTCGGTGACGTTGGGGTTGCCAATGCGATCTATCGCGGCGTTTGTTACACCATTTGAGTTTACAAACGAAAAACGTGTATTGATATCCCCAGTTGTCGCATAATCAATATCATACAAACCGGAAGCAACGTTTGTGGTTGTTCCTGCCTGTAATCCAGAACCAACACCAACTGTCAATCGTCCGTAGGCACTAGTCGTCCCAACAGTCACCCGATTGTTCGTCGAATCAACCTTCAGCGTCGAGGTATCCACCGTCAGATCGCCGGTGATGGTGGCGTTTCCCGGTACGACGATGTTATTGCCGCTCGGCCCGACAGCCGTGTACAGCTCGCTGAAGTTGCTGTTCGTGTACTGGAATGCCGTACGCAGCGGCGTTCCCGTTCCGTCATTCGGAGCTGCGCCTACGTTAATCGTTTGCTGTGCCATAATCTATGTAAGGGGTTTCTTTCGGTCTTAGAAAAACTCGGTCATGTCCGCCGTGATGATCGTGCTGTCCGCACTTATCACCGTGTTGTCCGCCGTGATATCGGCATTGCCGCCAAGCGTCGCCGCCTCCCAGAGTAGGCCAATCTCCAGCAGGTTCTTCTCGCGGTTGCTCTTGCAGGACGCGCCATACGCCTCCGCAATCAGTTCAGCCGCTTGTTCGCAGGAGATGTTGGCCATAGAATTCTCAGATAATGAACCACGCCGTTCCGTTCGACATGATCGTCACGGAATTCCATTGAGCAGACAGCGTGTACGTCGCCGCTCCGTCAATCGTTTCGGCACCGCTCGGATCGACAATGACCGCATTCGCGCCGCTGTTGATCCGCTTGAAAACGTAGATGCGGCCAGGAACCAGAGCGGCAGGCGGCAATGTCATCGTAATCGCGCCACCTGTGGCATCGGCAATGATCAGATAATCGCCGCTCACCACATTGCCGGTAGCCGTGACACTCCGATACGTTCCGCGCGTCGCTCCGCCACCCTGAAGATACGTCGCGATGCGATTCTCCAGCGCGAGCTTGGCCAACTCGACCTCCCACGGAGAGCGACATCCCAGCGACGCCGCCTCATTGATCAGCGTCTCCGCCTCATCGCATGTGATAATCGCCATATCGTTTTCCTATGATTTGCCGAATTAGGCCATCGGACCGGCACCGCGCTGCATCACCTCGGCGATAAAACCGCCGCCGCCGCCCTCGGATTCCATCTCCTCGCCCTCCTCCTCCTCATAGCCACGCTCGGCCAGCTTCTTACCCTTCGACTTCTTCTCGTAGCCGGGAATGGCCATGCCATCAATCTCGATGAACTCGGCCTTACCGTTCTTACCGAGGACAATCGTCGCCATCGTCTGGAACGCCTCGCCTTCCTTCAAATTCTCGGGAATCTCAACGCCTTCGGGGAGAGTAAAACTCGGCATACGGGGAGCATCAGATCCTGCTGATCCTTGTCAATGCTAAAGCAAAAACCCGCAAGCCTTTTGGACCTGCGGGTCTTTCGGATGCTATTAGCTGTTCCGATTAGGAACAGATAATCTGAGTCAGCGCGCCAGTGCAGCGGCGGAAGATAATCGTCATGCCCTGGTTCGTGAAGATCGGCTCCACAGCATGAATGAACTCAGCGTAGTGCTGACCCTTCTTCTCCAGAGGATCGGCGCAATCCACATCGAGCTTGTAGGCACCAGTCACCCACTGCCACTCGCCCATGTAGTTGGTCGGCATCCAGCTCAAGTCGCCAACACGGTTCACAGGGCGAACGATATGGCTCTTGATGACGTACGGAGTCGGGATGAACGCACCCTCGTACAGGGCGGTCGTCCAGCTCGGGTTGACGCTGAACACAGTACCCTTCGTACCGCTGGAGCTGGTGAAGGGCTGGATGAGCGTGTACTTGCCGCCAGCGTAGCTGAAGCGGGGCGGGAACAGATTCGGAATATGGCGGAAGTTCTTGATGACCCGATTCGCGCCAATCCGCTTGAGCAGCTCGGCACCCGGACCAGAACCCATATCGGCGAAGCGCAGATCCTCACGCAGCGCGGCATTGTTCTGAGCGATACGCTGGGAAGCCTCCAGGCCAATATACAGCGGGAACACCGGACCATCGCTAGAGTAGCTGATGAAGCCAGAGCTATCAGGATTCGTCGCGCCATTGCGGATCAGCGTGGCGGCGGCGACATCGAGCATCTCCTGCGTCAGCTCGGAGGTAGCCTGATTCAACGCCTGACCAACGGAGCCGGTCTGAATCCAGGGCAGCTCGTTCACACCAGACGGAATCGTCTCAACCTGAGTGAAGGACGAGTCGGCCACCGCCTTGATGGCGTACTTGGCGAACATGTTCTGATAGCGAGTCTCCCACGAACGCTGAGCGCGGATGGAGAGCTTCTCCAAGTACACACGCAGGAACGCCTCGACGCGATGGTCGAAGGTCAGATCGTCCTTACACAGGAGCGGACCTTTGAGGGCGAAACGCTCCGGCCCCCAGGTGACAGCGTTGTAGCCGACCGGAACGTCATTGTAGGTGACATCGCAAGCACTGGTTTCGGAACCGGGGTTGCCGGACGCGAGGGTGATGGCGGACCACTCTTCAGCCGCAGTCGGCTCGATGGAGGTCGTGGTGAACGAGGTCTGGGTCAGACCCGTACCCTGAGGATACTCGCCGCGCTCAATGAGGTTGAGCCACATCGAACGGTACGAGGCGCGTTTGTAAACGTCCTGCGCGAGCGACTCGGTAGCCACCGCGAAGGCGTTAAAGACATTGGGACAAGACATGAGATGAAATGAATTAAACCGACGTTTGCTATCGGTAGGCCATCCTCCCCATCACACGATGGTCGATTGACCTACCTTCCGTTTGCGGTCGTCACTTCCGCTTAGACAGTTTGCTGTGGACGACCAATCCACGTTCACGTTTAAGGTCGATGAGCGGACTGACGCATACGAATGGCCGTAATGTCAATCAGAATAGTGGAGGATCGGGAAGCTCGTCCGTCAGCTCCAACTGCTCCGCAATGTAGCTCTTGTACCCGCAGAGTAGGCCAAGTTTATGTGGCTGGATGATCTGTTCCCGCGCGATGAAGCCTCTGAATGTGTACGGACCGGGGAAGCTCCCGGTCATCAGTGCGTAGAAATCCACACCTTCGGTCTTTTTACCCTTGCGCGAGTCAACCAGTAGCTTGCCGGTATCGTACTTGGTCGTTTTGACATCGATGCGGAATCCCGGCGGAGGCGGGATAACCGCGTCGTAAAGCGGATGCGGAGGCTCGCGGTCGGTATCCAGATCAGGATACACATTGAAGAGCTTGCAGAACGCTATCTCGCCGCAGACACCCTCCAGATCCACAGTCGCAGCGTCCTCCGCGCTGATCTTCAAGTTCGTCACGTTGAACGAGCGATTATTGCCGTTTCGATTCTTGGCGATGAAGTGGGCCAACTTCCTCTCAGCGGTTGTTAAAGATACAGTTTGACCAATTTTGATTTTATTTAGCATGGTCAAAAAGGTGGAAAATTTTTGAGGGGGGTATCGTAAACGAAGCCGTCCCCAAAAGGGGTGGGCCTACTTTGCCCCATAAAGTGTGCCAATCCTAGGAAAAACAATCCTTTTCTGCCATTAGCTTAACTTATCCTGACCATCAGTCCGCTTGCGATGCACAATGTGTGTTATGTTCACTTGTCCTGAGGTTCACTCACGTTGACTTCAACCGAGGTTCGGTCAGGCATCGAACCGAGAAGATTAATGCTCACGCTAGCTTGTTCACCTTGTTCACTCCAGCCGAACACAAGCGCG